ACTGTAAACAATTACAACAGATACCACAGTCGAGGTATCTGACTCTTTATAATAAACACATATACAAATTTCAAAATCATGTTTGACTACAAAATCGTTGCTTACAACAAACTTGGTAAAGTCCAAGAAACAGAAAACCTTTATTGCTCACCTGATGAAATTGATGATGTAATGTTTACATTATCAGAGCAATATGGATATGCGGAAGCATATGACACAATGAATACTCATATGGGTGAGTATGGTGAAAGACCTCTTTCACTTGGCAAGAGGAGATTCTTCTAAGTGTGACAGTAGAGGAAGTGGCATATAACCGCTTCCCTACGGTCTAAAATCCATTATAATAAGAGTAACAAACAAATCAAGGAGTTTTCCCAAAATGCGTAAAATCGAAAGACAAATGAATCAGGCAATCAGAAGCGGTAAAAACTTCTCTTCTTCTAATACAATGGTTAAGCAAGGTTGGGAAGGCGAAAGTGATGTTTACCTACATGGTAACCACATTGCTACAGTCAAGAAAAACAGCATTATCATTAAAGATGGCGGTTGGCAATCCAATACAACCAAATCACGCTTAAACGCTCTTCTTGATGAATTCTCATATGGCATGAGAGTATTTCAAAAGAATTACGAGTGGTTTGTAGGTTACAAAAACGTCAAAGAGGATTTCGTCTCAGGTATGGAATTAGCAATCGACTAATTCCCCTATCACTCGCAGACAGACGCCAAATTTTTTATATAGGCATTACTCTTAATTAGACCACGCAAAGGGGTTAGGATAGAGTAAGTAAGACCTATAACAACTTCTAAAAAACAACATGGAAACAGCAAACCAACTTCCCCAAAAACTCGCAAGTCTCTTAGATTTGTATGATAGCGGAAAGTTACCCGCAGACCTCGAAATTGAAATGTGTCAGTATCTAATAGACACAGATTTAAGCGAGGTATTTACACAGTATCAACAACTATGCGATAGGTATGTATTAGAAGGATTATGTTATGAGGTGGGAGTTTAACCAGATAATTAAATGGTTAAATAAATATAGTTGTGAGTCGTATAAGTCTCGCAGTTGTTGTTGTCTTAGAGGGTAACACAGCGAAGTTTTTTTGTCAAGCACATGACAGGAAACTGTAACATCTCAGTCCCTGCCTGCCTTTGCTTGCCCTTTGCCCGTTTATGCTCTATAATATGCCCGTTAATGCCTAATCGCCTGACATGGGTAACACCAAGAAATTCAACGAAAAACACTATCACAGCAACAACAAAAGTTTAAGGGATAAAAGGGAGCAATCCAACAGAGTGCGGAGAGAATACGGAGACAGACCGCACTATACACGCAAAGACCAAAAACCCCACTAATGCATACCCGAATCCAACTGTTGACACCCACCCCAGTAGATGTTATAATCTTTAGTAAAGGGAGGAAATTCTATTGGAAATTTAACTACGAGGGTATGCATACATGGGGAGCATTTAAGAGTTATTCCTTAGCACTCCAGGATGCACGACAGCATAGCACACAGAGGGAGCAGAGCAACCACTCATGTGACAGTTAGAGAGGTGGCACAGTATATGCAGTATTTCGTGCTATTTGTGTTATATTATGCCCCCTATATTAAAAACGCTTACTACCCTAACCTACAAAAGTATCCCAAAGCGAGACTTTTATTCTATCCATATTAAAAAAATTTTCCAATATAAAAACTGTCCACAGGGGTTGCGTATATGCTGCCCCTTTGTTATAATAGAAGTATGAATGAAAGAGAAACAGAGTATCTCGCCCTGAGAGATACATACAAACACCTTTTAGGTAAGAGATGGACAGGTAACCGATTGTTTGGTTGCTATGAGATTATCCGTGACTACTATAGAGAGTTTCTAGGTAGAGAGTTAATAGACTTCAATGCTAGAAAGGTATATGCTTTCACTGATGATGCTATTAATGAGGAAGATGGTAGATGGATATACAAGAAGGATTGGGGTATGGATGATGGTGGTATTGACTTGTCAATCCTAGAGAAAGATGATATACTATTGTTTAGACTATACGAGAATCCATTAGGAGGAGGGTATAGTGCACCTAAGGGTAGAGCACCTAATCATGGTGGTGTATACTTAGGTAATGGGTTTATGCTTCATCATCCTTATAATGGATTGAGTGAGATTGAAGACCTACTTGACACTGGTGTGCAAGCATATCAAATTAGTTGTGTAGGTGCAATTCGAGGAAACGCTACATAAGGTGTAGCAACTACAAGAAGTATGAAACGATACACTCTTGATATTCTCGAGGATGACGACTTAAATGCCTACATAAACATTCCTGAGGAGCTTATGAGTGAAGCAGGATGGTTAGTAGGAGACAAGTTAGAGTATGAAGAAGACCTAGACGGAAACATTATCTTAAAACGCTCAGATGAAATGTGAAGTAAGACTATACGTAGCAGGCACTGTATTCAAAGAAGAGGTGCATGCACGAGACTATGACGAGGCAAGAGAAGTAGCTCTAGCCCGAAATCCTAATGCTACGGTGTTAGGTGTAACTGCAGTATTCTAAAAAAATCGCGAATGGAAAAAAATGGCGTCCCCGAGTTTAAAAGTGAGACGGAAGCAATCGCTTGGTCTTTGACTCAACTAAGTGAAGCAGTAAAAAATTTAGCGTCTCGCATCTCGATACTAGAGACGGCTTTCAATAAGTTACCTCCGCCTGGTGCTGATATGGTAAAGTATAAGATACCTGGTAGTGACGACTATAGCAATCTTAAGGAGTTGTTTGATAATCTGTATGAGAGACTAAATAAATTGGAAGAGGAGCACCCAACCGAGCGATACTGGTCAAGCAATGGCGGCATTCATACAGGAGACAGGTAGAAGTTTTCCTAATCCTATAGGGCAATCAACATATAAGCAAACGTTTAAGCGTCCTGCTAGTGGTAAGTATCGTTCTCATGGCGACCACAGTGGACCTGGCACAGATTATCAGATAACATTTCAAAATAGTGGGGCGGGTAGTAATCCACTAGGACAAGACATAGTCCATTACATAGGAGCGTCTAGGACGGTTGCCTGTGTCGATTATTGTGACTTCGGTAGACAAGGTATATACAGATGGTATCGTCCTACTAAGAGAGACCACCATTATAGTGACGAGCCAGGTTTAGTAAAGGAAGACTTCGGTAATGAGAATGAATCGTGGCAGGAAGTAGCGCAGGGATATAACGCACAACCTCGTAGTGGTAAACCTGTGATGTGGGTAATGTCAAAACAGGTGACGAATAGTCAACCACTCAAGATGTATTACTCTTATTGGCCTGATGATACTATCCTAACAGTGGGTAGTGCGACTCCATCGGCAGTAGGAGAGGGTAGAGACCAATATAAGTTTATAAGGACTATAGGATATGTGTTTACAAGTGAGTCTGATGCTCTTGATTTCAAAGACCCTAACGAAGATGCAGTCCCTATCTACCATTATAAGTGGCAAGACCCCAATGGAGTGACGTATGGGGAGGACATAGACAACTTCTATACCATTGACCCTGCTAATGAAGTCAATCTATCAGGTGGGCCCATTTCTCCAAAGGCAACTTTAGACGGTGAGTATGTGTATCAGGGCATCATAGGGTATTGTTTTACCAAGGATAGTCCCGTTGCACCCGTAGAGAGTGTCAATGATGGTAGTAGAATAGGTCCTACAGGTAACGGTTTTGATAGAAGTGGGTGGTATGCATACGATGATAACAATACAGGTAGTGGTAGATACGCAGGAAACCCTGCATACAGTTATAACAACTATAGAATGTTTGACCCAGTGTCATATTCTGGTTTTAATGGAGCAAATCCTGGTACACCTGGTCTAGGAGGATGGGGAAATGGCACGGATGGTGTAGAAATCCTAGATGCCAACGCTAACTTCGAGTGGTTTTATGGTCTAAGTGGTGCAACGAAGGCTGCGGTACCTCGTTACTTAGGTTTTGAAGACTCCTATGACACACAATTCATGTATTATTTGTATGATACGACCTATCCTTGGAATGGTCCTGTGTTTTCTTGCCAATATGTGCTCAATGATGCTGCTTGTTGTGACGATGATGACAACCCATGCGTCCCTAATCTCTCATTTCACTCACATTTTTACGAAATACGTCAAGATTCATGGCAAACTAACGAAACACGTATCAAAATTAACGATGGAGACGAGGATACTAACGCTTGTTTCTTTGAAATAGACACAAAAACGAAAAGAATACTGTTTAGATACACTACTAACAACGGAAATGCGTTTGAGAGAGGTCAAAAACTCAACGGATGGGACTTAACTGCTGTATATTACTTCGGTGACAAGCTCAAATGTGGTTTAATGGAGCTCAGTGGCAACGGAAATGACTTTTCATACGGTCAAAGTATCACTTCTGAGACAGGAGCGGGTGCATTAGTGATGGCAGGGCGCGGAATTCCCAACAAAGCTGCGTTTTGTGGGGTGTATGAGTTTCCAAAACGCATATCTTACTACAAAGTAGAGGTAGACCCCAACGCACTTATACCTCATCGCACGCTAGACGAGGCAAAATTGAAGGCAATAGTGAATAATAAGGGGGAAATTGTAAAAATTAAGATAATCAATGGCGGGCTTGGGTATAAAAACCCGACTCTTAAGGTAATTGACCCGCGTGTCATGGATGATTTCTCCGCATCTGACACTTCTAAGTTTGTAAAGAAGTGGTCACCTAAGATGAATGAGGATTGGAAGAAGGCAATTCCCGCTCCATCGTCAAAAGATGAGAATCAAGAGCACATAGAAAACACATATGGTATCTTTAACATCAAAGATAGGAAGAAACAAGGCACAACTAAGAATAAAGAGAAGCAAGTCTTTAGAGAAGCGGAGATAGAAATCACTAGAGTCGACTCATTAGGGTCTATTAGGTCTGTGCGTATCATAGATGGAGGGTCTGGATACAACCAAAGTAACCTACCAGAGGTTTTTATCAACGACCCAGAGCAAATGAAGTTTAAATCACCTACTACAGACAGTGGTGAGGCAACGATTGAGAATATGGGAAGGGAGATGGCAGACGCATTTGATGGTGTGGGAGACTATGTGCCTGATATTTCCTCTTCTGAGGGTGATAACAGGTCTGGAATCACAGGGTCATTGAATGAAGTAACACAAGGAAAGGAGATAACAGTCCCAGATAGTTACATTCGCATCGCTGAGGACTCTCTAGACACCACCAGTCACTGTTTTAACATCAAGCAGGACTGTATTAACATAGATGCATCTGCTATGGTGTCTACTGCAATGCCAGATGAGGAGGCATTCTCTGTTGTAAGTCAGGTATCGCCAGGTATTGCTAAGTTTGAAAAAGAATCTATGTCCCAAGTATACCAAACTACTAAGGAAGTAGACGTATACAACCAAGATAACTCACATGTGTATGGTGCATTCGGTAAATCTAACTGCATCAAGACTGGTCAACCTAAGTTATACAACATTACTAGGTGGTTTGATATGCCATGTGCGTATCTCGATGCGGGTAGTGAGAAAAATTTAACTCAGACTCTACCTAATATCGAGAAAGTGAAGAGAGGCGGTAGTAGGACTGCAGCAGATACAGAAAAAGCGTATGGTTATATGCCCTATAAGTATTGTGCATCCAATGCAGAGTCTGCGTCATTCAAGGTATCACTGGAAATCAAGGGTAAAACCATAGGTGCACAGGGTGAAGCATTCATGAATTTCTTCAAGAAGCAGACTAAACCCGTTCTTATGCCAAGAAGGAAAGTTCCTAAGAGTAATGCAAGCGGAAATGCTAAGGTATGGAATTGTAATGATGGCACTGTGGAAGGAAGATGCTATCGTAACCCTGCTAACTCTGCGGATATCATCTTCATTCCTATAGGAGGAGATGAGAATACGTATGACTATAACTCCGCAGGAGGATTCAGTGAGGTGCAGCAATTACAACTATGGATGGGCGGTAACCTTAATGGCACATCCAATACTAATTACAATTATGGTTTTGGAAATATCAATTACAACGCACTGAGTGTAAACTGCGGCTCATATCCTGGCGCGGAGTGTTGGGACACTTATACACGCGGAAGCGGTAACACTACAGGACCGTTAACTGTGTATTCTGGATATGACGCAAACGGAAACGGAATCACTGGACAGAGATGGTGGGAGATAACTGCGTTTGGTCAAACTAATCCTTTCTGTAATCCTCCCTGCGGTGCTATTGGATTGACATTTGTGAATGATATATCTATTGCGGTTAATCCTCAGCGTGTGGATGAAAACAATAATATGCGTTTAGGACCATATGATGGTAATATGACTGTAAGGAATTACTTGACTGGTAGCACTACCGCACTGGGAAGAGCGTTAAATAACAATGGTAACCCCTTCTTTGATGAGTGTAGTCAGGAAGTCCCGCAAGGAAGACCTTACAATGTGGGAAATAACATACACGGAGATTTTGATTAGTGGCATTTGGATTTTTAAAACCAGTTACTTCTCTAAACGGACTGCCTGATAGTGGTCACGGTCTCTGTTTACCCTCTACTGTGCACTCAGTGCAGGCTTGCGGTAGTCCCCCAATACCTTATCCTATTATAATTAAGAATAAGACGTGTTGGTGGCCACCTCAACCGCTAATACCTATCTTCCCCATTACGCCAGACCGCGCAATGGTGCTAGTAAACAGGATTCCTGTTATGGTATTCGGTGATATATTCACACCACACATAGCCGTATGCACAAATATAATAATCTATATGTGTCCTTGCGGTAAAGGGGTATGTCCTATACCAACTCCAATCCCTTGTGGACTATTAACCATAGAAGACAATGGTGGAATTGGTCATATCCGAGTCTGTAACGCAACAACGCTTACAGTCTTCGCTCACAAACGTCCATTAGCACGTATACTAGACCCGCTAGGTGTCGGAGTACCTGGTTTCTCCTTACCTTGCTTCTCAGTTATTGCATTTGGACACCCAACTGTGTTAGCATCCTAATTATTAACTCTTTTTTATGGCAAAGAAAACTGGAATGATGGGCTCATCTTACTATGTTGAGTCAACACCGAAAAAAACTCGTCAAGGACGAGGTCAACACACAAAATATTCAGCGACAAGTAGAAATACAGCGAAAAAAAGATATCGTGGGCAAGGACGTTGAGTTTTTTAGTCCATAATTTACCTCCAAGAGAGGTTTTTGTGAGAAAGGAGTATCTCTATGACCTAAAAAAGGGTCATGGAGACCTTACTCCTGGCATTTGGATATCTGTTAAGAGCGTAGAAGCGAAAGCTTTGTATTTTGAGACGCTTTTAACCGAGTATGGAGCACTTTTTGACAAATTACCACTAAGTGCATTCGTCTGGAAGACCGATTATGGCGATTTACTGCCTTTAGACACCCTTCAACTGTGGGATTGCTTTGATTACAACATCACAGTCATCGAAAAACCTCTTTTAGGTCGTTGCTCCTTCTTCGGAAAGGACAAAAAGATGCATGCGGGTGAATATTTGTTTACTATTGACTCATGTCATAGTGAAAATTCTACTTTAGACACTAATTTTAGTGAATATGACCCAGAGCACAAGTCATTTAACATCATACAACTTGATAATGGTCAATTTGCTGCTCAACCTAACAATAGAATCATCTGGAAAGACATGAGTTTGATTCCAGAGAATACTAAAATGCCTGATTTTAATGTTTGTAGCCAAAACTACCGAGTGGAAACATCTGATAAGTGGTCAGTAGGACATTCTGATGAATGGATGTATAAAACTGAAGAAGAAAAAAATTCGGAAAACCCGCTAAATAGATAGTAGCAACAAAATTGGAGAATTATGGTGGTCAAAGTAGACCGAGCAAAGTGGTTTGTTGCTGAGGGTAATAGGTTAATCACCGACTACCCAAGCGATAAATATTCCACAAAAGGTTGTAAATGCCGAGCTACAGATTCAGAGCAGAAAAATACGTCAGTAGAGGTTTCAAGGACTTAGCAGTCTCATTCAATGAAAACCCTTCTACTAAAGATTTTGGTGCTGTGAAGAATGAGAGAGCAATCTCTCAGTCAGTGCGAAATCTTTTATTGACTACCTTTGGTGAAAGACCTTTCCAACCTGAGATTGGGTCTAGAGTCAAAGGACTTTTATTTGAGCAGTGGGATGTCTTTGCTGCGGATGCTATCCGTACAGAGATTTTTAACGTTATGGAAAGACTTGAGCCTCGTATTGAAGTGACAGAGGTTAAAGTAGATGATGCATCAGATAATAATGCTATTGAAATATCAATGGACTATGTAATCGTTGGACAAGAGTTAGTCCAAAATGTAGAATTCTTATTAGAGAAGACGTAAAATGCCTGCTATACCGTCACAATTAACTTCTCTAGACTTCTTTGAGATAAAAGAATCAATCAGGTCTTACCTAAGGACTAGGAAAGAGTTTACTGATTACGATTTTGAAGGTAGTGCTGCCTCATATCTTATTGACATTCTAGCCTATAACACATATTACACTGCATTCAATGCAAACATGTCATTGAATGAGGCGTTTTTAGAATCTGCAACTGTTAGAGATAACGTTGTAAGAATTGCTAAACAATTAAACTATACGCCCCGCTCAATCAAAGCTCCTAAGGCATGTGTGCACATTAAGGTGCAAACTACAACTGCTTTGAATGGAATTACTTTCCCTGAGTTTTGTGTGTTGCATAAAGGAGATGTATTTGTAGCAGATAACGCACTTGATACGTTTACCTTCACATTAACTAGAGATATTCAAGTGCCAGTAGATACAGGCACAGGTATAGCAGATTTCTCTAACGTTATCATATATCAAGGTAACTTATTATCATATAATTACACAGTTGACTACACTAAGAATCAAGAATACATAATTCCTGCAGAAAATGTAGATACTGAATTATTAAGTATTGATATTTCACCCAATGCACAGTCTGAAGAAAAGGATACTTATAATTTAGCAGGAAATGTTACTTCTCTTGATGAAAACTCTCGTGTTTACTATCTTGAAGAAACTGATGACCAAAGATATAAGGCAATCTTCGGTGATGGTGTCATTGGTAGGAAATTAGTTGATGGTGAATACATCACTATGAATTATGTCACCACTTTTGGTGTCGAAGCAAACGGTGCAGACAAGTTTGCATTCATTGGACAGATAACTGACTCCGATGGTCGTGTGATACCTCCACAGTCTATTAAGACAATGACTATGGAGAAGGCTCAGCAAGGTGAAGACGCTGAGACATCATTGAGTATTAAGTTTAGAGCACCTAGGTCATACTCGACACAAAACCGTGCTGTAACTGAGTCTGACTACGAGCACATCGTTACTGAGATATACCCACAGGCAGCGTCTGTGACCGCCTACGGTGGCGAGAAACTAGACCCTCCTGTATATGGTAAGGTATACGTTGCAATTAGACCAAAAACAGGAAATAAACTGAATGCAGCGACAAAAGTAAAAATTGAAAAGGATTTAAAGAAGTTTGCGGTTGCATCTATCCAACCTGAGGTGATTGACCCAACCAGTTTCTATATTATTCCAAAAGTTTATGTTTATTATAATGGAAATGCTACTAATCTATCTGGTAGTCAACTAGGTACTAAAATTTTACAATCTATCGATGCTTTTAACAGAAACGGACAGACTAACCGATTTGATAATCGTATTGAAGGGTCAAAATTTGGTGCAATGGTCGATAATAGTGATACAGCAATTTCTGGTAATGTCACACAACTTATATTAGGTCAGAATTTAGACAAATTTGCTTTTGGACAAGTTTTCACTCAATGTCTAAACTTTGGAAACCCATTATACGACCCAAGTAGTTTCGCAGGAGACTCACAGTGTGAAGGTGCAGAGCTTCGTGAGAAATGTAAGCCTAATTTCTCAGTTGTTAAGTCTGGCACATTTTATGCCACTAACTATACCGAAGATTTGGTTAATTTAACTACTGGCACTGTTACAAATGCTTCTACTACTAACATAGTCGTTTCTACAAACGAAAATACACAAGTTTTAGTCCCTGTAAACATCAGAGATGATGGAATGGGTAATCTTATGTTAGTTACTACTAGAGATGAGACAGAAGTCATCTTAAACGCTGCTGTAGGCACTGTAGACTATCAAACTGGACAAGTTTGCGTAGGTCCTATCGCAATTCAACAAACACCTGATGGTACAGAGCAACTTCCAATCTCTGTTATGCCTGTTTCTCCAACTATTGAGATTCCACCAGGTGTAGACCCAACTTTCTTTAACCCATCAGTCAATCCGATTGATTATACCACTAATAATGTGCCGATTCCCGCATTTGACCCTAATAACTTTAGCGGTTATAACTTAGGTGACACAAGTGGTCTAAATATCATTGACTACCCCTCTGATACCTTTACGTATCCTGTAGATACCTCTTGTTTCTAGGTGAAGAATGCAAACGAAGAATATTAACGTATCGGATAGAGTTGAAAATCAACTTCCTGAGTTTATCAGGCAGGAAGATAGACAACTTGTAAATTTTCTTTTTGAGTATTACAAATCTCAAGAGAAAACAGGACGTCCTTATGACATTCTGAATAATCTGCTAAATTACCTCAATCTTGACAGTTATAGCTCTAAAACGCTGTCAAGCTCTACGTTATTGCTTGGTGATATTAGCACGATTGACACAAAAATAGAAATAGAGAGTATTGACGGATTTATCGAGAAAAATGGCTCGATAATGATTGATAATGAGGTTATCTACTACGAGACTGTAACTCGAGGACCTGATGCCATCATTACACCAGGTGTATCGTTTCCACAATTCAATAAAAAGAAGCAACAACTAGAAAATCCATTTACTTCGTTTGATGGAGTCCAAACTCAGTTTCCTTTATCATTTTTAGGCACTCCTGTAGCACCTCCTAGTGCAGAGCACCTTATAGTCATCACATATAACGATATGTTGACACCTGGTGTCGATTATACCGTAGATGGCACAAATATAATTTTTACAACTCCACCTAGAGAAAGAAGTGGTGCTGATGACTCTGAATTTACTCAAATTACGTATTTGGTTGGATATGCAGACCAAAACATAATTACTATCGATGCTAGTCCTTACACTGAGTGGCAGGGCACAAAAAATTACCCATTAAGAGTAAATACTGCTGATTATAATCCAACATCTGATATTGGTCTAATAATCAACAAAAATGGTAGATTACAAGAGCCATATATTGATTATACCGTTTTTGATACGACTGTAATCTTCAAAAACCCGATTGGTGCTGCAGATGAAATTGATATTAGGTCTGTTGAGTATATTGCACCTTCATATGGTAGTGGTGCAAGTGCAGTTGTTGCCGTAAACGCAAATGGCGAAGTTTCTAGAATTATTCCTAAAACAGGTGGTAGTAAATATCGTTTAGACTTTAATCCTAAGGTAACTATCACTTCTAACGAAGGAAGTGGTGCAACTGTTAGGTCTTTGATTGGTGGTATCAAAAATATCAACCTAATTGACGGTGGACAAGGATATACTTCATATAACCCACCTATTCCTGTTGTAGCAACTCCTACAGACCCTAATGGCACTCCTGCAATAGTTTCATTGACCGTAAATGATGAAACAGGTCAAGTTGACACTATTACTATAGATGACAGTGGAAGTGGGTATAGTTTTATCCCATCTATCACATTTAAGAATCCATCAGGTGCTACAATCAGTCCTTGCACAATCGATAGCGAAGGTAGAGTAAATGTAGACAGTATTCAAGTATTAACAATGGGTAGTGGTTATTCTAACCCTCCTACTGTTTATATTGACCCTGCTCCTGCTGATGGTATCAATGCACAGGCACAAGCAAGAATAAACCAAGATGGTCAAGTATATGAGATACAAATAACCAATAGAGGTAGAGGATATGTAACTGCACCTAGAGTTGCTATCATAGACCCTGTTGGTGCACAAGTCCTTGATGTTACTGTTGCATCTGGGTCAGTTACTAACATCGAGATGTTAACAGGTGGTAGTGGTTATAATGATGCACCATCTGTTTATATTGTTGACGATAGGAAAGACGGATTTGGCGAACCTATTGGTGGTACTGGCGCAACTGCTGCAGCAACTATAT